TAACCACCTTTGTCATTTAGTTCAATGGTGAGCAGTGCGTTATTGTAGAGAACGGATAACCAATAAGCTGCACCAGCAAACTCGTGCGCGCCAATTGTTTTCTCAAAGACTGCAACAGTGGAGAGTTCCGGTAGTCCTAGCACAACCAGTGCTGAAGGATCACCACCTTCGATTCCTTGCGAACCATCTCCCCCAATTACATACCTCTTATTAGGTACTGGATTTTGATAAACACGCAACTCACCATACAGTGATTTACAAAACTTCCTTGCTTTATCAGTAACCATTTGATCGTGATAGTACTGATACCTATTGCATAGTGGAGGATTCTTTTTCAATCTGTAATAGATTGGTTCTGTTACACGATATGGAAAAACATTGGTTGCGCTAGTGGAGAAAGCATCTTGTACTGTCAAAGGATACTCTTGTTTGAATACCTGCTTATCTCCCAAACATTTCTTGTGGATGGTACGACGACGCCACGCTAGTCTACACATTGTTTGATGGTGTAGTTCTTTGAGAAAACAATTGGCGCGCACGAGTTTGCTGGTGCAGCTTATTGGTTATCCGTTCTCTACAATAACGCACTGCTCACCATTGAACTAAATGACAAAGGTGGTTATGCTGCGATGCAGGAGTTAGAGAATAGTTATCCTGATGCGAATCTTTACTTTCAACCAGTTGTAAAGTTGGTTAAAGGAAAGTCATTAAGATATGGTTGGATAACCAATGCAATCACAAGAGGAATTATGATTAGTGATACAAAAAACCTCTTGACAAAGAACCACATTCAAGTGTATGATATGGATGTACTTAAACAACTGCGTTCATTCATACAGCACCCTAATGGAAAGTTAGCTGCTGCGATTGGTAAGCACGATGATTTAGTGATGTCGCTAATGATTGCAGTGCAGTTAGCAAAGACAACGCATATTGAACACCAAGCAGCAGAAGAAAGAAAGACTCCTCCAAGATTTTCTATAGAAGGAATCTTACGAGAGATTGATCGTAAGAGAAGTTACAGCAAAGGACTTCGTGTTTGATTCAAATCATTTGAATTTAGGACAAGACAATGGGAACGATTAACAAAGGAACAAAACAAAAGCTCATTCGTGCTAACGATGTCCAAGCATATCGGGAACACAAACAAGAGCAAATGACTTCCAAGTACAAGGAACGGAAGACAGGCGATGAGACATATCGTATATGGCAAAATCGCTTGGCTGCCGCTTTGCGCTGGAGAAAAGCCCATTGGAACGGAGTTGACAACTGGACAAAGGCTTACGATCTCTACAACGGTAAACACTGGAATGATCAAGAAGTTGAAATCGAAATGGTCAAGTCTGATAACAGACGTGACCGCATCACTGTTAATCTGACAGGTAGCACTATCCAGAATATGCTACCATTTCTTATATCTACTAAACCGAAATTTGTGGGATACCCCACTAAACCTTCCGATGTGCAAGGTGCAAAGTTACAGAGTGCTGTTCTTAATCACGAATACAAACAACGCAAGATTCATCCGCAAGTTAAAAAGGCTGCGTTGGATTGTGTGATTATGGGACACGGTATCTTGGAAACAGGATACAACATCGAGTTGGATGATGCCATTAAATCCGTAGACGGGGAGATTGTTTATGCTGATTATATTAAAGCCGAAGCACCATTCGGCAAGCGGGTTTCTCCCTTTAATTTTCTTTGGGATTATATGGCATCAGAACACGATTTGGCTACTTCACGGTGGTGTGCTGAGATTGTCTATATGCCGCTGCGCGATGTGCTAGCAAATTCAAATCATTTGAAAAGCACAGTACGCAAGATTCAATCGGGAGAATACACAGTAACTTGTAGACCTGATATTCTCAATTTAGATCGTTCCTACCGCGACGAAGAACAAACAGAATACAATGAAGAAGATGAACTTGCAGTTTTGTATAAAGTATGGGATAAGAAATATAGAAAGTATTATCTCTTCGCCGACGGGGTCTTACCGCCTTTGGTCGAAAAAGATTGGCCGTACCCGTATTTGGATGGTTTTCCATACCGAATGGTCAGCTTCATCCCCGTTCCTGACTGTCCTTTTCCTATGGGATTGGCACTCGCAATTGAAGATCAACAGCACGAACTCAATGCCGTGCGAACTCGAATGTTCCGACACGGACGAAGATTCAACAGAAAGTACGAAGTAGTAGCGAATCAGGTTGATCCAAAAGAACTTGAGAAGTTACTAGACGGGGAAGATGGTACACATATCCTCGTTAAGGCTTTGAACACAGTGTCTCCTATTCGTGACGCTGATATGTCAACGGATCACCAAATCATTGAAGGCAGGATTCAGGATGACATTCAACGATTAAGCGGTCAGGACTCATTGATTCAAGGAGGTTCGTTACCTTCAAGAACTACAGCAGGTGAAGTAAATGCCAGAGGTAATCTATTCAGGATGAAGCTTGATGATCGAGTGGAATCAATGGATACCTTTGTTCTTGAAGTTGGAGAAGACACTCTTGCTCATATCAAAGCTAATACTTTGACTGACAAAGTTGTCAAGATTGCGGGGCCAGAAGGTGAGCAATGGGTACAGTACACAGTTGAGGATATTCAAGACCCTGTGGATATGACGATGGAGAGCGTTGCTGCTCCCAAGACTGACCCACAGATTATGCGTCAACAGAATCTTCAACTGTTTCAGATGTTGATTGCTCAGATGCAGATCATTATGCAACTTCAAATCCCAATCAATTGGGTTGAGTTGTTTAAGTGGATGTTTGAGAATGCAGAGGTTAAGGATGCGGGAAGGTTCTTTGCACCTTCTTTAGTTCCTAATCAACCTTTGCAGTATTCAAATGATTTGAATCAAGGACAGCAACCTAATACAGAACTAGGTTCCGCGACTGACATACAACGTCAAAGCGGTATGGCAGCTACACTGAATCAATCGGGACTGCAGTTATGAAGGGAGCAAAGAAACTTTTGAAGGCTATCAGGCGTCAAGCCATTAAAGTCAAACGACCGGCTACCAGAGCAGTAGCCGGGTTGCGTAGTCCTAGACCACGTAGACGCAAGTCAACAATCAAACTTAACTAAGGAGAACAGATGCCTCTTTATGTTTACAAATGTCCAGTTCATTCGGAGTTTGAAAAACTACTCCCGCTCTCTCAAAGGATGGAAGAAGTTCCTTGTATATTCCCTACTAGCAATTTTGAGGATTGCCCCAATAGGGCAAAGATTCAAGTTGCTGCTCCGAATATGCAACCGGATAAACATTGGAATGGAACAAAGACTATTAGTGGGAAAACCGTATTCTCTAAGAGCGATTACGAAGAAGATAATAAATATCTTGTTCCTGCTAGTGAAGCAAATGTTAATCACGTTCAAAAGAAAAGGGTTGAACTTAAAAGGGAGCGAGAAGAAAAGCACGAACGAAGATTAGATCACTTCCTTAGTGACCAACTTCGTGGAGTAACTATTGAACCTGATGGGAATACCGTTCGTCAAAAGAATAGATTCAATAAGATGCGACACGGAGATTAACTAACAGCGTACCGCATACGCTTTAACGGGAGACAGAAATGGCTATTGACCAAAACAAACTCAACGACCTGTTTGGTGGAGATTGGGGAAAAGAACTTAAAGGGGATTTGGATTTCGGAGATGATGGCGAACTAGCCTTTGATGAAGATGATTCCGAATCCGACGAGTCAGAGGATTCAAATGATTTGAATGACGGTGAGTCTGACGATGCCGATGTGGAGAGTTCGGACGATGACTCCGAAGCATCTGACGGGGAAGACGAATCGGACTCTGGCGAGTCAGACGAAGTTGATCCCGTTGAAACCAGATTTCAGTCTCTTGAATCCTCTGTTGACAAGTTGACAGCTTTACTTGAACAAGTTGCAGAAGCAATCAAGACGGGTAAAACACAAACTCAGACAGGCGAGACTGAGGAAGATGATGACGATGACGATATTCCTTTGACTCGTAAAGAGTTAAGGAAGATGATGGAAGATACGGTTAAGAAAGCTGTTCAACCAATTCAACGAGAAACGGCTGAACAGAAGGAAGCGAAAGTTGTGAATGATTTGCTGACTAAACACGGTGATGATTTCAAAACTGCAATTCCTGCAATGAAAAAGATTCTTGCAATCAATCCTGAAATGGGTGTAGCAAAAGCGTGGGAGATGTATAATGACATCAAAGGCGCGAAGGTGAAACCCAAAGCCACAACAAAGGATAGTGACAGCAAGAAAGTTCTCCCTAAGAAGAAGGGGGATGCAGCTGCGCTGAGAGATAAGGCAGCAAGCGTTAATACAGTGAAAGGCGTTTCTGGTACTAACAAGGACAAGAAGCGAGCCACAGGTATTAACGACATTATCAAACTTTCGTGGGACGAAATGTTTGAAGCAGGTGGCTAGATTCAAATCATTTGAATTCTAGGAGCTATAATGGCTAATCCAAACTTCAGCGTACTTGCTGCCACTACGTTGAAAAACTATCGTAATCAGATGGCAGATAACTTGACCGGACACGAAGCCCTACTGTGGGAATTGAAAAGCAAAGGCTTTATGCGAACGGAAGATGGTGGTACTTCTATCGTTGAGCCTTTGCTGTACGGTCGTAATACTACTGTCAAATCTTATAACGGATATGACGTGTTGGATACCACACCACAGACCGGTATCACGGCTGCGGAATACGATTGGAAACAAATTGCAGGAACTGTCTCCATTTCAGGACGAGAAGAGTTCATCAATATGGGGTCGAAGACGAAGGTTATCAACCTTCTCAAGACCAAGATTATGCAACTCGATACGAGTATGGAGTTGGAAGTCTCTCGTATGTTACACGGGGACGGAACCGGTAACGGTGGTAAAGACTTGACAGGACTCGGTATCTTGGTGGAAGATGGTGCTGCGTGGTCACAGGTTGGTGGGATTGACTCCAACGTTCATACGTGGTGGAGGAATCAATGGATTGGTGGAACTACGGACTTCGCTACAAACGGTATTCCACGTATGACCACGATGTACAATAGCGTGTCTCGCAAGAACATTCGTCCTCGTATTATCCTTACGGATCAATACCTGTACGAAGCATACGAAGCGAAGCTCGTTCCTAACGAACGCTTCCTTGATACTCGACTCGGTGACGCAGGTTTCTTGAACTTGACGTTCAAAGGCAGTCCTATCGTTTTTGATCAGGATATGCCCTACGAGGATTTGTCTACCGACGAACATCAGATGCTATTCCTGACTACGGATTACCTGGCTTTTGTTGTTGGTAAAGGCAAAGATTTCGTCGTGTCAGACTTCCAGCGTCCAGAGAATCAGGATGCGAAAGTTGCAAATGTTATTCTCTATGCGAATATGGTTTGCAGCAATCGTGGTCGTAACGGTCGTCTTACCGATTTGACGTAATTCAAATCATTTGAAAGGAGATTCAAATGGCTGAGAAACTTTTAGGAATTGACATCACATCGGTCAGTGCGACAGCGGAACACGAACTCGGTATGATTGTCGAAGACCCTCGCGGTGGTTCTGGTTCTTATACCCGTCGCTACAATACTAATGGTATTGGGACTGGAACTACTGCTCAGACCGAAGTGTACGGCCCCGGTAAGAAGTATATGTATGTTCGTGCTGATGCAGCTATCGCACAGTACGACGCCTGTATCTTTAAGCTGGGCGAAACAGATGATCCGTTTGCAGTTGTTAAGACTGTTGACGCTTCGTCATTTGCAATCGGAGTTGCGGAATGGGGAAGCATCGATGCCAACGATTACTTCTGGTTAACCATTAAAGGTTATGTTCCAGTTGCTAACGTGGCTGATGCTGTTACGGCAGGACAGTACGCTACTCCTTCTTCTACTGCGGGGCGTTTAGATGCTACTGCGATTGCTGCGGGTGATGCTCGTATCGTTGCAGTTACCGACGGTAACGCAAGTAATCAAGCCGCGGTCTATATTCTGTAGAATTCAAATCATTTGAATCCTTGCAGGGAGGGGAAGTAAAGGTCACTGGTTCAAATCCTTTGTTTGGATGTTGTAACATCCTTACTAGCTCAGTTTGGTAGAGCGTTACTTCCCTTATTTCACCCAATGACAGGAGATGTTATGGCTAAAAAGAAACCAACCAAGATTCGAGAAGAAGAAGAAGATGTTTACTTCGGCGATGAGGAAGATCAGAACTATGGAGATGATCCTACCAACATCGATCCCGAAGACGATTCTAACGAACTTGTTGAAGAGTTTGTTGAGGAACCTGTTACTGTACCCCACAAAATTATCGGGGCAACCAAACTTGATCCTACTCGAATGACTTCTTCGACTCCTGATTTTCAGAAACCAGGTACGGTCAAAGAGAAACGTGCAAAATTTGCGGAAGGTACGGTAGTTCGTACCCGAACTACGGAATAACATTCAAATCATTTTGAATCTTTAACCACATAAGGAGATATATGAACTGGAAATTCTACCTCATCAACTTGGCTGTGAGTCAGATTGACGGGTTTGCAAAAATGTTCGCTAACCAAGACGCGGATAACGAAGGACGCGATGATCGTATTGCACGAATCCTTCAAACGGCTTCAAACGAAATCAACCAGTATTTGGCTGAACTGGCTACGAAGCCAACAAGTAAGAGCTAGTGTGAGTTACTCCTCACGCGAGGAGCAGGTGGATGGCTAGCTCTGAGGAGTAGAGTGAGGGATGGCGGGGGTTAAACCTCACTCTACTTTCAAATCATTTGAATTTCAACGGGAGATGAAATGGCTAAGAAAGCAACCACAAAAGCTACATCCTTTTATGAAGAGGATGATGTATTCTTAGACGAATTAGACGAAGTACTGGAAGCGCAGGATGCGGTTGATGACGATGTTCCTGATGACGAATATGAGCCATTAGTTCCTGAACCTGAGGAACCTAAACGTACAGGAAGACCTATGATTGTCAGAGAGACACGACCTGATAAACATACCACAGTACGTACAAGGGTAGCTCTTACTCGATCAATGTGTCGTAGACAAGGATGCAACTACGACGCTGCTGTTCAAATAGGTTATGAGGGATGGAAGAGAGTTCATCCCACACGAAGACAGGAAGTTCTGGATTTGCTAGAACAACATAAGATTCTACAGCATTCGGAATCACAAGGACATATTGTGTACGAAGATGATCTTCAGACACAATGGTTTGGAGTGGACGAACAGACAGGTAAAGCGAGACGACCACCGCGCAAACTGTAAAGGATAAGTATGCTAGTATCTGAGTTCTTAACAACGATTCAGCGAGAGGCATCAGAAGTACAGGATGACACAGGGTATAATGCTCTGTGTCTATCCTGGCTTCAGGATGCTATAATTGAATTTGCAAGTGAGACTACTTGGAAACACTTTCAGGGTAGTCAGTTAATGAGTACACTCCCCAACCAGAGAGTGTACGATTTAATGTTAAACCACCTGGATATTGCTGCGATAACGTCAGCTGATGGTCTAAAAAGAATTACATATCGGTCTAAAGAAAGACTTCGTGCCAGAAGTGTAAATCTATTTCAAATAGGACTGCCAAGCTTCTTCTACTTTGAAGATTTGCTGAACGAGAACATAGATTCTCCTGAAGATATGGTAGTACGTATCGGACTATATCCGATTCCTATAGCAGTGGAAGACTATCAAATCTTTACCGAGCTTGTTCCTGCAAAGTTAAGCACGACTTCTATTCTGCCCGTAACGCAGAACTTGATTCCTTGCTTGAAACATAAGGTTCGATACTACCTTGCAATGGATAATGAAGATGCTGATGCAGCTACGATACACATCCAGTTGTATCAGAACGCAGTGGAACGATTAAAAATGAAAGAGCATAGTATCCGTAATGACCGTAGAGTGTTATCTGAAACGGATATTCCTAGTCGGAGAACTAGGTTAGTTAGACTTGATCCTGATCATTTTAGTAACTAATTCAAATCATTTGAATAGCAGGTGAGTTATGAATCCACCAAAAGTTGTACAATCTAATTACATTCTCCAACGATCATTCGCGGGAGGGATCAACACGTCTGTACCTCCTGACTTAATAGCAGATGATGAATTGGTTGATTCATTGAACTTTGAGTTTAACGAAGACGATCATCTCACCACCAGAGCAGGTGTTAATACTTGGGGGGATATTACGTATCCAGGACGGATAACATCTCTCCACTCGTACTTAAATGACGCGGGAGACGATTGGATACTCTCCACTTCTCGAAATAAACTATATGCCAGTAGCAATGATGGTGTTACCACAGACATAACAGGCAGTCTGAATCTTTCAGATAATCCTTACTGGCAGTGGATAAACTTTGCAGGTATTGCAATAGGTACGAATGGCGCAACCACATTCGATAATCCTATTAAGGTAGAAGGTGCAACTCCCACTGCTTCTTTGTTAGGAGGAACTCCTCCTTCTCTGAAGTTTATTGTTCTTTGGAATGAAAGACTGTGGGCAGTAGATGCAGCTAATCCCAATACAGTTGTCTCATCAAAGTTAGGTGATCCTGAAGATTGGACGGATACAGGTGCTGACGGTGCTGTTCAAATTGACGTAGGTAAAAACGACGGAGATAGAATTACAGGTCTTCACGTTTTTGACGGTAAGTTGTTTGTCTTTAAGAGACGTAAGATTTATTACATAGGTTCTCTGAGTGGAACAAATCCCTTTGACGTAGGTAATCTTATTGCTGATTTATACACAAGCGGGATAGGCTGTGTGTCAGGATACTCAATTAAAGAAATCATTAACGATGTTCTTTTCCTTTCCGAATATGGGGTATGTTCTTTAGTATCTGCTCCCCTCGGACAGCTTAAATCTTCTGTAGTTTCTCGAAAGGTAAAGGAACTTGAGTCGTATAAAAAAGGAAGTCCCGAGATTTCTGCTTATGTGTGTGAGAAAGCCAATCAATATTGGCTTATGATGCCTGATGTTTCATCATCAAGAAATCAGTATGAAATCTATGTATTAGATTACTCAAGACTATCAGAAGGTAGGTTACGTTGGTTACGTTTTGATGGAAAGATTGCAGGTACGTGGGCAACCAATCTTTTAGTAAACAATGAGAACCTAACATTGATTGCATCGCAGGATAGAAAGATATATTCCTACAGACCACAACTCTACGATGTTGGAGCAGTATGGGATACTGCAATATGGGATGTATCCAAATGGGATACGCCTATTGCTAGTAAGTTCCTAGATGTTACGACTCCTTATACGAAGTCGTTTCGTACTAAGGCGTTTAACTTTGGAGTTCCTGTCATTAGGAAGAAATTTGCAAGGTTTGCTTTTATAACTACGCTTCTTTCAAATGATTTGAATCTCAAAGTGCGTTACTTCTTTGATAAGATTCTGAGTTATGGGGATGAGTACAATCTAGTAATGGCTGTACAGAAATCTGTAGGACAGTGGGATGTATCAGAATGGGATGAAGCTAATTGGGACGAAGAAGAGAATCGAGACTTGCCTATTTACCGTCAGTACAAACGAAATAAAAAAGGACGGAAAGCGTTAAACTGTACCTTTATTGTTTCAAATGATTTGAATCAAGGATTCGTGTTCAGGGATTTACATCTTGAGATTGTCCCATTGAACCGAAGACAAGTAAACCAAGTTGGTAGAATTCAAGGAGATTAGTTATGCCAGTCATTACAAGAGATTATGATTTCAGTCCGGGAACTACTATTGTTTCTGCACAGGTTGATAGTGAATTTGACAAAATCTATAACCTTCTTAATGGAAGTGATTTAGTCAACAGTGTTGCTATTGGTGGGCCTATCTCAAACAGCCCTAGTCCTAATCCAAAGGTGTATGTTGAAGGACAATCAGTGTTTCAATTAGCGGACGCTGGTGCGGTCGTCCGTATCTATAAGGTCGGAGATGATACTGCTGCTATTGATCTATTGAATAGTGGAGAAGTAAGAACACTAGCAGGAAACAATGCGGCATCACCTTCTGAGGGTTTGATGATCCTTAATGGCTGTTTGGGATACCGTTCGAGTAACGTAGGTAACGTAGGATCAGGGGAAGATGTACTTTGGACATATACCATTAAGGCGCATACTTTTAGTTCTTCAGGAACTAAGGGAATTATTCTTGTTAAAGAGCGTGGATACACTGCTGCCAATGCGAACAACAAACGTATTCGTTTCAAGGTAATAGCTACTACAGTTATTGATTCAACTGCGGTAGCTTTCAACAATCTACCATACTTTCTCGATCTTGAAATTGGGTACGATCTGGATGGTATTTCTACCCTTACCGTTACAGGTACGTTTAAGTGTGGTGCAACCGAAGTCCGAGTAAACTCTCAAGTTACTGGATTCGATGTAACCGTGGATAACACAATCTCTGTAACTGCGGAAGCAACTTCTGATAATGACGTTATCAGCAATATGACTGTTATCAACAAATCTGCGGGAAGCAGTTTCTAAGATTCAAATCATTTGGATGGGAGAGAGTTATGAGTGTAGCAACCGGTGCAAGAACATCGTTTGAGCAATTCATTCTTGACAGACAGAAACAACTGTCGGGCGGGAATAAGTCGTATAAGATACCCCCGGAGGAGTATAACAAAGCAGCAGTAGAGTTCTTTGGTAAGATAGAAGATACTCTTCCTCCGGGTGCAAAGGTAACACGTACAGTCTCTCCACTAGAGGTTGAGTACGAGTTGAACGGAAAGACATATAAGGCTTTTCGTAACACTGACTCCAACTTAGGAATCAATACTGGTAGGGTGCAAACTACGCAGCTTGGTTCCTTAGTTGATAGTCAGTCGAGCGCAGGGGAACAAGACTTACTTAAACAATTACTACCTCAGTTGTTTGGGGATTCTAGTCAGAATGCGGCAGGTAGACAAGCTGCTCCGCAAAGAGGACAGCAAGGGGGTAATCAGACAGCTACTAATCCCAATGCACAGGGAGGTCAGAACTGGCTAGACAAGCTAATGGGTACTGCGGATAAGCTGGCAGGAAGGTCAGGCTTTGTACCTATTGATCCTAAGACACAGGAGTTGTTGGATGTCCTTACTAACAATACTCGTGGTCAGCTTAACCAGCAATTCGATGACCAGTCCAGTCAATTGGTAGCAGACCTGTATGGGAAGGGAATCAACAAGAGTAATCTTGCAGGACAGGAAGCAAACAGGTTACTACAAGGACAAGGCTTGGTTGGCGCACAAGCGGAAGCAGACGCAGCAACTAGATCATTGCAGGTTATGCAGTTCCTTACTCAAGCAGAGCAAGGAAATCTTGCATTGGCAGGAGAGCAGTATACTTCTGGCGCACAGCAATCAGAATCAAACCGACAAGGGAACTTGTCATTTGCAATGAACTTGTTGAATCAAGCTCTTGAGCGTGAGACATCCGGTATTCAATTGAACCAATCTCAACAACAGATTGATAACAATATGAGTCAGTTTGAACAGAGTTATGGGTTACAACGTGATCAGTTTGAGGCTCAAGCTGCTCAGACACGAAGAGCGAACAGACTTCAGATGATTAGCTCTATTCTCAATGGGGTATTAGGGGTTGCCACTGGGTTTGCAACGGGAGGAATGAGTACTCTCTTTGGGGCAGCTACCAAAGCTATCGGTGGTGCAGCAGGTAAAGCTCCTTCCGGTGGAGATGGGGGATACGGTTAATTCAAATCATTTGAATAAGGAGAACTTATGTTACTTAACGTACAGCACGTGTACCCACAAAGAGATATAAGACAGCATATCACAGACTACAAACTGTGCTGGTGCAATCCCATTGTGGCCGAGCAGCAACGTCTTGTTATTCACTTTGCTGCTGACGGTAGAGAGTTCTTCGATTCAAATGATTTGAATGATAGGGTTCCAATCTTTACAGGAACTCCACACTTCATATTCTTTCAGGGATCAACTTCCCACTAGGAGTTATTATGCCTAACACAAGACCAAGAGTTGTAGGATCAACTGCAACTCAACAGCAAGAACAAATTGATCCAATGCAATTGGTAAGGGAGCTACTCGCTCCCGCTCCCTCTCCCACTGTGCAGAAGTTAAGTACAATGGATAAGATTGGGACAGTACTCAACAGTATCGCTCAAGGTGTATCTATCGGTACATCTGCTGATCCTGGTCGTGCTTTGCAGGGACAGTTGCAGCAGCAACAGCAGATGAAGTTCCAAGAGCAGCAAGCACAGAAGGAACGGGAAGATCGAATTGCTATGTTGAATCGTCAGTTTGCTAACCAAATCATTGGTGGTCAGCTTGACGAACAAAGACAAGTTCGTTCTGAAGATAGAGCAGAGAAGAGATACGAACGTCAAAAGAAAGACTCAATGGATGACTTCATCAAAAGGGAAGGAATCCAATTTGACTTTCAAACCAAGCGTGATGCTAAGCAGAATGAATACCAAAAAGCTAATGCTATCTTGCAGCATACGTGGGATAAAGAAAAGCAAGACAAGATGGACGATAGGTTTGATAGGCAGCAGACAAGGTTGGAGAACAAAGATTTGTTTGATGCAAAGATGAAGTTCTTTGTTCAGGGTATTCCTTATGGAATGGCTAAGTCCATTGCTGAGAAGGAAACCAACGGACAGGAACTGACTGAAGCTGAACAGAAACAAATCTCTGCTGCTGCGAAGAGACAGATTGCAATGGCTAATCGTGCAGCAAGAAGCGGAGGTTCGGGTGGTGGATCAGGTGGAATGATTACAGACAAGATGAAGAATCAATATCTTGCTGCTCGAATGAAAGATAACTTTGTAGTTGTTGCTGCTCCCGATGGGAGCGAGATGACCATTGAGATGACCAATGCTCCTAAGGATGAAATGGGGCAGATTATCGGAATGAAGCGGGTTGCTACTGACGAGGATAAGATGATTAAATTATCTTCTGAAATAGGAATGATGGACATTCTTAGTGGGAAGCAACAGATAGGACAAGCAACAGCTAAAGTTCCTGAACCTGCTCAACTGTCAGCTGTGTGGGATCAGCGAGTTAAAAATGATCTTGCAAAAGGATTAACGAAGGAACAGATAGCGAATAAACTTCAGCAGTATCTTCAGATTCAAGGTGCGAATATGAGTGAAGCTGAAGTTGAAGCTATCAATAACGCTTTTGCTAATAACAAACTTCAAGAGAAGAAGACAGGCAAGGTAGATAGTATTCTGCAAACGGGATCAGCTGCTGTACAGAAGAAGATAGACTCCAAACCGGGTACGTTTGGTCGGAGATTCTAAATTCAAATCATTTGAATAGGAGAAGCTATGCCACAGGATTTATGGGATCAGTTAGGAAAGCAAAGCAAACCTACTACACCTACGTCGTCTCCCACTCAGGGGTCATCTGATCCGTGGGATACAATCAAGGTTCCCGGAACTGACGCAAAAGAATGGGAAGCTCCCATTGTTACAAAAGCTAAAGGGTATGCTAATACTGTTCTCTCTTCCGTTGCACCTGTCTTAGACTTTCTTAGCAGAGGGCAGTATGCCTCTGCTAAGTTTTTTAATTCATATGCGTATGAGAGCAAAGGTATCATTGAATCCCTTGATCTTGCATCACAAGAGTTAATTGATCCAAAGGATCGTTTGTCTTTTACTGACATCATCAAGAAAAACTATAAAGAGTTTTCTGATGAGAATCCAATGACTACAAACATACTTGGATTCATTGGTGACGTAGCTCTTGATCCTACTACATATCTTGGTGTTGGTTTAGCTAAGAGTGGCATTCAGGTGGGAGGTAAAACTTTATCCAATGTGGGATTGAAAGCTATTCAAACAGGAGAGAAAGTGACTAGCAAGGTGAAGTTCTTTGGTAAGGGGAGAGCTAACTTGTTAGACATCCTTGACGCAGAAGCACGTCAAGCTGCAAGGACAGGACAAGATACTTTTAGTGCAGCGGGAGAAGGTATCCTCAAAGATGCAGGATACTTCGATGAATTGACTCGAAGAGTGGAGGAGATTACAGAAATCTCTGGTAAGAAAGTTACGAGAGAACAGGCTGAGCAGATTGCTAAGGATGAAATCTATAAGGATATTCGTAAGCAATACTTTAATTCAGATGATTTGAAACAAGCAGGGATTGATCCGCTCGCAGGTAGTAAGGTACAGAAGGTAATGTATCACGGTACATCATCTCCCACTAACTTTGATAGTCCTTCAGGCATGTCTTGGTTTACATCTGAAGCTAAGTTTGCAGATGACTATGCAGCGGGCGCACACATCGGGGGTGCGGAAGGATCACAACGTGTCTTTCCTGTTCGTCTTGATATTAAGAATCCTTATACCGTTAAGGACAGATTGGAGCAGATTGAGAAAGTAAACGATCCTGATTTCATCAAAGAATTACGAGACAAAGGGTATGATGGGATCATTCGCAAGGATGAGAATGGAAGGATAGTTGCTCTCCCATTTAATGATAATCAAGTTAAATCTGTATTTGATAAGAAGTCTTGGGCAGAGAAACAGATTGTTGAGCTATCTCAGAACGAAGTTCGTGAAAGAGTTGAGCAACGTATTATGCGTATTGCTGACGCTATTCCAGAGTTCAAATCATTTGAATCTAAAGGACTTCGTTTGAAGGTAGGTCTTCCCTTTGGTAAGTCCTACGATATCCCCAAGACACAGGAATTCTTTCAAGCGATAGGTGTCAATCGCTTGGTTGAAAACATTGGATCATTAGCCAAGATGATTCCCGGTGCTACGACAACAGCGCGTACCTTCAACAAGTATCAAGGATTCGATCAACTTCCTGAAGAGTTTGTTGATGCTTATCGTACTATTGAGAATAAGAAGGATGCTCTTGTAGAAGGTGTAATTCGGGATGTATCCACATTAGGTAAAGGGATACCTCACGATAGACTCAACGCCATTCAAGCGGCGATGTACAAGATTGATGATGAAACCAGAATAGCAGAAGAAACCATCGGACGTACCGTATCACAACCAGAAGCAGATGCTATTAAGAGGAAATGGCTTGATGCTGCTAAACTTGACCCAAAAGAGATGGCTCTAGTTTCATCCTTGTATCAAGGATATGGGGAGATGGCACAGCTTGAGATAAGAGCTAACCTACTTCGTTCCAATCTCGCTAACTATACTCATAGAGAATATCAGGTTATCAAGGATGCTGACGAGATGGTAAACTTGAACAAGCCTGCTAACGCTATAGGAACTAATACGTTCCTAGGATCGTCACAGAATAGAAAGTTTATGACGATTGCTGAAGCGAAAGCCAAAGGCAACGTACCTGAAATGAATGCGATAGCCGTCTATGCTCAACGTGTTCTGAAGCACAGAGACAAAATGGCTAATGCACAGTTCAATGATGCCGTGCGAGTTACTTTTGGATTAACAGAACCGGGTAAAAAAGCTAAGTATGGAGAGCAACTAGCCGAGTCAGAATTCAAACAATTACCAAAGGTTGTTCAATCCTCCATTAAGATGTTGGGTGATACTGTGTATCCTACGCATATGAACGAGGAAGTAAAGAACGTACTCAAGGTAATTGATACTGTCTCTCGTTATTGGAGAATAGGAGCAACAGTTATTAAGCCTAGCTTTGGGCCTAAGCAAGCTGTGTCTAACACTCTCCAAGCGGCTATGGTTTCGGGTGTCAAAGCATTCAAATCATTTGATCCGCGAGCAGCAATGGACGCAACTTTGTTGCTATTTGACCGAGGAAAAGAGACTAAACAACTACCTAAATTTCTGAATGACTTGTTCAACAAGGGATTTGGAAATGATGCTACACTTGCCCAACGTCTCGCTCTTTCTAAGATTACAGGGGAAGAGAGACTTGTTGATTACGCGAAGGACTTCAAACTTCGTTCTGCTTTGGGTACAGAATATACCGGAGAAGAAATTATCAAGATGGCTAGGGAGGATGGAGTCATCAAAGGTTTCGATGCTACAGGTACAGAATTTAAGAGAAAGATTGATAGAGCGTTGCTTACCAATACCGACTCTATTGGGCCTGTTGCTAAGGAGCTTTCTAAGTGGATGCTATGGCCTAGCCACGTCGAAGACTATTCACGGATGATGCTATATATGAACGGTCTTCGTATGGGTTACTCTTCCAAAGAGTCTGTTAAGCTAGTCAACAAAGCGTTGTTTGACTATGGTAGAGGATTATCTCATATGGAGAAGAGTGTGTTTAGAAGAGTCTTACCCTTCTATACCTACTCAAGATTCGCTATCCCATTTGCCCTAAAGACCGTAGCTGCAAAGCCCGGTAACGCAGCTACCGCAAACAAAGTTGTTGGCTTAATGGAGAAGTTGTTTGAGGGTGAACCATTGACTCCTGCGGAAAGAGATACGTTTGGCACAACGTATCTGGTGGAACAACCTAGAGTGTATAAGGGACTAGACAAGGAAGGTAAGGCGGGGTTCAACGTGTTCAACTCGATGACCCCGTTCGATGTTCTTTCCATTATGGTATCTGATAAGAAAGGAAATCTTGACATACCAAGAACTATAGAGAAATCTATTCTTGGTGCTATGACTCCTTTCCTGAAAGTACCACTAGAGCAAGTAATGAATAAACAGTTCTTTAGTGGAAGGACTTTAGAGTCAGCAGGTAAGTTAGGTGAGCTAGATAAGGAAGGACAGATTACCAATGTTCTTCCTTCCTTTGTTAAAGAAGCAATAGGCTGGGAGAATCGAGTACATCCTAAGACTGGCAAGACTTCGGTGTATGTCAATCCTTACATGGCTCACATAGCAGGGAACGCAGTTCCCGGTTTAAGATCATTCTTGAATCTTGGGGATGGTTCTCAGTCAGCACTTGAACGAACAATGGATTTGTTGTTCGGTATTAAGTCTGTCAAGGTAGATTTGAAAGAGACTTCTCAATGGAATACGATCAAGGATAAGAAAGAGATTGCAGACTTGAAAGCTAGGATTCGTAGTGCCAAGAGGAAGGGAAGCGAAAATGAATACGAGAAAGCACATAGAGAACTCAAAGAGTTTATGCAATCTCTTAGTGATAAGAAGAAACTAGAGGGAGAGATTAGGGGGCAGGGAATGAATACTCCTACGGGAGAAACTCCTACCGAACCCGCTCTTCCAAATACTCAATCATTCAAATGATTTGAATCGGGAGATAGGATGGAAGCAACAAGACCTATTGTAGGATGGGAAGATGCAAATCGCAAAGAACCTGGGATACGAACTTTTACTTTTATTAGTGGAAGTATCGAGTTCCTTTCAGGAGGAGAAGTCAAGATTCAGTTAGGGTTAAAAGCAACCCGAATCTTTGATGACTCTTTAACCGGTATTGATCCTCGGATTATGTTTCATCTTATGTCGTCTGCTGTAGCTCCCAAAGATATCGAAGATGGTGAGATGACCATAAGTGTTGATGAAGCTGGGAATCAACTACGCTTTCAAGTTAAGTACCAAGATGGTACGTATAAACAAGGATTTGTTCCGTTAGTATAGGAGAGATATGAAGAGAATAATTCTTTTATTGGTTTTGCTTGCTTCTTTTGCTAACGCACAAGTTGCGAACCAGAGGGTACAACCTCAGATAAAGTTTGTATCTAGTCTTCCATCCACGTGTAGTCCTACTCTTGGCATTATCTACGGACATCTAGGAGTTGGAATTAGATACTACGTGTGTTCTGCTACTAACACACTCTCCGAGATTACAGGATCAGGGGGTGGTGGAGGCGGAGCAGTTGACTCTGTATTCGGCAGGACGGGTACTGTAGTTGCTGCATCAAACGATTATACGTGGGGACAAATAAACAAAGCTACGTCGTCTTTTGCAGACATTACTACTCGATCCGCATCTGACATTACCAGTGGGACTCTCCCACTCGCGAGGTTGACTGGTATAACAACCAGTCAGTTATCTGCTAGTGCGGGTATTACTCAAGGACAGTTAGCTATCACAGGTACTCCCGATGGGAGTAAGTTTCTTGGGGATGACTTTAGCTGGAAAAGTATCTCTGCTACTGCTGCTGGTAATGGAGGAGATGTTCAAGTTAATAATGGTTCTGGCTTGTTTACAGCGGGATCAAACTTTAACGTAGACTTACTTACATCTACTCTTAGATTAGGTACGTCTAGTTCTCAGAATGGTACACTAGCATTACGTAACTCAACTAATGCTAGTATCACAAATATCATTCCCGGTACTCCTGCAACTAACATCAATGTTACGACACCTGCTGTTGCTGGAACACTGGCAGTAAATTCAAATGATTTGAGTTTCTTTGGATCAACCACGTCTGCTCAGCTGCGTGGTGTACTCAGTGACGAAGTAGGTACAGGTGCAGCTTACTTTGTAGGTGGTGCATTAGGAACTCCTGCTTCTGGTACAGCAACCAATCTTACAGGACTTCCACTATCCACAGGTGTGACGGGTAATTTACCAGTAACTAACCTTAATTCGGGAACTGGTGCATCGTCCTCCACTTTTTGGAGGGGAGATGGAACTTGGGCTAGTCCCGGTGGCGGCGGTGGAAGCGGAGATGTAGTTGGCCCCGCTTCAGCAACAGATAATGCGTTAGCCCGTTTTGATACAACCACAGGTAAGTTGATTCAGAACTCTGCTATTACGGTAGCAGATACTACGGGAGATATTAGCGTAGCTGGTAACGCTATGCTATCCTTTGGTAATACTGCTAGTGCAGTAAACTTCTTTAAGTTTACAAACTCTGCTACAGCTACAGTACCTAAGAATATCTTTGAAGTAACTGGTTCCGATAGTGCTGTCGGTTTGTATATCAAAACCAAACAGGGAACATATCCAAACGTCGGGCAAATATTCATTGATACAACTGTTCGGTATGATCGTCCCCAGCTATCGTTTTATGAGTCTGGGACTAATACGTATTATACCGATAGTGGCTTTGGTTTAATAGGAGGAGGTTCTTGGCTTTCATTTCAAGGCAAGAATATTATGCTGGGTCTTCGAGAGGACGGAACTCCGGGCTATGCAGCTCTCACAGGTAATGGGTACTTAGCTTGGAATGTCAACACTACAGCAGCACACGACTGCCCCGCGTGTGTGGCAGTGGGTTTCCACAAATACTCTAACAGAGTAATTGGTGTTGTCGGTGCAGATAGTACTCCTGATGGTGACTTGACGCACGGCGCGACGTTTGGCTTTATCGCTAACACGCCAGCACAGATTACATCAACACAGAATAATTATGATCCAGGTGATCCTAGTTATTTCCAGCGGTGGTCAACAGATGCTTCCCGTCAAATCACGGGAATGACTTTTGCTATCAGTACGAAAGTATCGGGGCAGGTTCATAAGATTGTCAATGTTGGTTCCGAAGATATTGTTTTTGTCAATGAAACCAGCGGTACTGGCTCAACCGCAGCGAATCGGTTCAAGACTAGCGATGGAAATAATTTGACAATAACGCCGGGGCAGTGTGCTGATGCAATCTATGATGCTGCTGATTCCCGTTGGCGGGTACACGCCTGTGAAGGGGTGAGTGGCGGGGGTGGTGGTTCGCAAACGCCGTGGACTGCTAATGTGGATGCGGACGGTTTTAGTTTGTTGATTGATGATGGTACTGGTATCTTTTCCAGCGAGACTACCAATCCAGAGCTATTAAAGTTTACTTCTGTTGCATCAGCAGTAAACGAATTTACTATTACTAATGCTGCAACAGCCGGAAGACCTATTCTCGAAGCAACAGGAGGAGATACTAACATTGGAATTAGTATTACTCCAAAGGGTACGGGAGCGACAGTAATAACGTCAGGTAACTTGAACTTTGGGGGTGTAGCTAATACCAACATAATGTTCAAGCCTAACGGTACTGGTGGCGCGTTCAGAAGGGGGGATGATAGTAATGTCAGTGGCTTCATAGACGCAGGAACTTGGGCCGCAGGTACAGCGGGTAGTTATAAAGCCATCATTGATGCAGGAAATACCGCGCCGGGTATGTTTCTTTCGTCAGACTCCATTTTCTATTTATCCAGTAGTACTTCAGCTAATGGCGGTTTAGCTGCGCTATCTTTTAATAGAGAGTCCGGGTCTATTATGAAGATAGGACAGGGGACTACTTCTGGATTTGGTGATTTAAGAGCTAGGCATTTGTTGACTGCGACAAGCGTTGGCGCACCGACAATTGCTTCTGGCTTTGGAACTACACCAAGTATTGCGGGAGGAGACGATGGTGGGAGGATTACCGTAGGTACGGGAGGAGTAGCAACGACAGGTGTTATTACCTTTGGCGTTGCATACGCTACGGCTCCTGCTTGTGTAGCAAATAATGAAACAACGATTCAGTTGATTCAGGCTACTGCTACAACCACGACTTTAACTTTAACAGCGTCTGCTGCTTTTACCGCTGCTGATAAGTTGACTTGGAATTGTAGAGGTTGGTAATTCAAATGATTTGAATAGGAGAGAGTATGCAGATAAGACCATTAGCAAGGCAAGGGGTTTCAGACCCCTTGCTTTCAAGAAAGAAATGCAGAGACAATAACAAGGGATGTGGTATACAGTACTGGTATGATTATTACGTTGATCCTTCCATTGCTGGCCCACAACCTGTAGTTGATACTACTCCGGTTGTCTTGGATGATGCAACGATATGGCTGGATGCGAGGAGTCCTGGGTTTGCGTATGCAGATAGTGACAGGATGACTTCAGGATGGAATGATACGTCTGGTAATGGACTTCACTTTGACACAGACTATGGTGCAGGTACTTATGGTCTGTACAAAACTGATTATGTAGATTTTGATTCATCAAACACAAAGATAGGTAGAACTGCTGTCCCATTCACGAACTTTATGGGTTTGAATACAGGAACATTTGTGTTCCTTATGAGACAGAGTGGGACGACTAACGCTACTATCACACATAGACCGGGGGATAGTGGGAATAAAGTTCTGTTCCATATGGCGTTTACTGATAATAACTTCTACATTGATTGGGGTAATCAGTTCAGTGGAGGGAGAGTATCATTTACGGAACCAGGGGATTGGGATGATGGCTTGTTCCATACTGTGATCATTCGCAGGACTGTGAATGCTTTACTTGTTTGGATTGATGGAGTGGAAGTTTATAGCAATGCTGCTGCGTATAGCAGCGCAAGAACTAATACTACAGACAATCTAGACTTAGGAGGAGTGAATGGATCAGGGTGGCAGTTAGCACAATTTATGACGTGGGATAGAGCATTAACAAACGACGAGATGATTGCTCTTGAAGCATTCCTTCAATCAATCAAACCGTAATTCAAATCATTTGAATCTCCCCCGAAAGGATTCAACAAGATGGTGCCAGAAGGAGTCTCAGTGCAAGTCAACGTGGTTACAATACTGACAATACTTGTTAGTTGTATAACTATTGGTGGTGTTATTTGGAGGTTGTCTGCTAGAATAAAAGAGTTGGAAGTTAGGTTGGAAGCACAAGGTAAGCATCACGATGAGCAAATCATTCGCGTAGAGACTGAGGTAAAACACACTCTACAGATGATTGAGCTAAGACTGAAGCACAGTGATGATAAGGATAGGCAGATACTAGACCAACTGGCTTTGGTTCTAGTGGATATGAAGTCTATGGCTACGACAGTACAGAAGATAGAGACTACTAACCTAGTTATGCAAGCTACACACGAAGGAAGAAGTCAGGGGAAAAGGGATAGTAATTAACTATCCCTTATAGATGGTTCTTATCATAGGACAATGGAGACATCTCTGTCTCCATTGTCCATTACCTATTGCGTAACCTTTGCTCCACGTATGGAACCAGCAACGCTTAACAGGCGTATCATTAGTCTTCTTCACTGGTGTTGTTTGGTTTGGTTTCTTGGCTTTGAACATCTGCTATCCTTACCGGAACCATTTGGATGGAATTCAGTACGCCGCGCAGTCTTCCTTGTGCAAAGGGAGATGCTAGTCCTTTGACTACAACAGTCAAGGACTTGAACTTGATTACAAACATCAACAGTTCCCACCAAGAAAACTGCACTGCATCTTGGTGCATAGGACTATTGCTGTCCTGTGCAGCAATCAGTTTATTGTTGACTGCAACCGTAACTACGAAATGTTTGTTGTCGTATGTCATTTCTATTTCTCCTATTCAAATCATTTGAATGTTAATCTTTCTTTGAAAGATACCGACCTAATGCGATCAATGCGAGTCCTGACAGTACAAGTCCCGCACAAATAATAAGGAATGTATCCAAAGGACTTAGCGGAGTATCCAACCAGTCAGAAAGGAATATCATCTTCATCTCCTATTGTAGCTGCTTTGTTTTCTTCCCACGGTTTGTCAGAGTATGCTTCAGCTTCAACCAAGATAGGTCTACGTCCATCAGCATACTCTCGAACTGCATCTGCACCTTCGTCAGAGAGGACAAGGTGTTCTAGCTTACCCTTAATTCTTTCTGCAAGAATCCATCCTCCTGCTTCCATATCACCTAGCCAACGGAACAATGCTCCCCACTCTGCTTTCTCTCCCTTAGCAGGACATTCATCAATCTTACGTAGCGCACTACATAGATCAAAGAATCCCATTAGTTCCGTTGACCATATTACTGATAGTTTCTTTAGATCGTCAAGAGATAAGTTATCAAACTTATCAGTAGGGGGATGTTCATCAAGGTACTTTCGCTTTGCTTGTGCTTTCTTCAAGGCTTTGTCGAAGTCTACCATTACTTCTCCTTAGATAAAGAAGCAAACGTAGTTTGAATCTCAAAGAGAATAATTAGAATACCTTCTATTGAATTGGATGAGTATTCTTTTTTCTCATAGTTGTTTGCTTCAACTTTCATTACGTATCCATTTTCTACTTGTCGAATTGTAACTGATTTAATTTCCATGTTACCTCCTATTCAAATGATTTGAATAAACTCTCTGAACTTCTTACCTCTCCACTCCCCTGCTTTGAAAGTGTAACAGTAATAGTTCTGCTTACCGTATCCTTTCCACAGGATCATCTTCTTTGTGAATGGAGAGACAATCATTTCTTCAAGTAAGACTACGTTACTTTTAATCTTGAATCTTCCTTTAGTAAGAGCAAGACCGTCAAGATACTTCTGACGTTCATCCTTCCATTGCTCTCTAGCTAGCAGAGATTTAAGATCAGGTATTCTTTCTTTCAATGATGACTTGCACTGAATCAAAAGTACTCCGGTGTAAGGTTCGTTAGGAGCTACTACCTTCTGTTGATTGAATGCAACTACATCAATGGGACTATGAGAACCTGCACTACGTAAGCAGACATACCCTAATGCAGTTAGCTTCTTTGTGATAGCTAGTTCCCATCCACTTCCTCTGTTGTATCTTGCGTTGGGCATACGTAGTACCTCCCTTCTTCCGTTACGTTCTTTGATTTTTCAAAGTAAACTTCTCCCCTTGCTTTAGCTGCAACAAGGATTGCTGCGAGAGTAGTCTTTTTGAACGAGAATGGTCGAAGATTATAAAGCTGTGTAGCTGTCAATCCAGGATTAGCTTTGATTAGTCGGACAATACGGGGGATGTGATCCCCCGCTATTACTGCTGTGTTGTATGACTTACTTCCTTTTGATGTCTTGTCTTTCGGCATTGTATGCTCCTTTCAAATCATTTGAATAGTGTAAGGTATGGATGTTTCTTGGTACTCGTAATACGCCTATAAAGAATAGACATACGTTGATACAAAGGAAGAGATTGAAATCTAGCTCTCTTTCTTTTCTTGTGCATATTCTTCCAGCGCATTACTTACCTCCCCCAGCAGATGTCAGAGAAGTCACACCACTTGCATTCAGGGTTCTTCTTAGTCCATCCCTTTGGGATAGGTACTTCTCTCCCATAGTTCACGAAGGTGTAGACCTGATTGAGTTTAACCAATCGCTTAATCATATAGTCTGCACTATAATCTATGCGAATAGGTGCAAGGATACGTGAAGAGATTCTATTCTTGACAACCAAGTATGCACGGTGGATACCTGTTACAAACATATATGTTTGTATCTGTCCATACCACTTGTCATCAACTTCCCCTTCTTGAATCTTCTTCCACGTTTCATCTTTGACAGACTTGCATTCAATGATGAACTCTGTCTCTGTCCCGTCTTCATCCTTGTACACACCTAGTCCATCTAGGTGAGCAATCAAACTATAGTGTCTTCCCGTAACTTGTCGGTTGTTGACTGGTTTGAGGATGAACTTGGTAAGTTCATCCTTAACATCTACCTTGCGAGTAGGATCAAAGAAAGGAATTGATTGATTCAACTCCATAATGTTTCCCTTGTAATCATCACCGAACGTAATGATTATATTGGGGTTAGATTCAAATGATTTGAGTATTGTCTCTTCGTGTACGTGACCATCCTTCAGAAACATAGGATGATTCCAACTTGGTTTACTGTAAGATGCTTTCTCTTTCGTCATCTTAAAGTAAACTTCGCGTGGACAACTACCTACATCCGAAGCGTGGAAGTGCATACGCTTACCATTAAGTTGTGTAGTAGCCTTACACACGGAGCAGGGGTGGTCACTCTTGTTTGCGTAAGCATCATACGCATCAGATAAGACCATAGGAATCTCATCATCGAGTACGTACTTGTTTAAGTCTACCTTCATATTACTCCTTCTATTGGATTAGAAGCATTGTGACAAGGGTGGCTGAACGGTAACTTGCATTGAGTACAGTCTTGGTCAGAGTTACCACCTTGAAAGATATGATTCAAAGGAAGTTCAGCAGGTTTGTGATAGTTCCTTGCGTGTGTCTGTCTCGTTCTTGGTTGTCTTGTAGTTACCCGTCCTACTTTCAAATCATTTGAAAGTAAAGCTGTTCGCAATAAATCAAAGTCAAGGGAGTTGTTTATCCATTCGTCACTCCCGTCTTTCATTCGGATTAGCGCAACGTTCTTTGTTGAAATCCACTTGACATAACTAATTGAATCTATGTCAAGGATAAAGTTTCCATTGGATAGAGATACGAACATACTTCTCCTTTAAGCGTAAAGATAGGGTAGGCATACGCCTACCCTATTGAGTTTAGTTGTTGAGAAGACTAGAGAAGTTTCTTGCCTGTCTTCGTACTGTACAGATTTCCCCCTTTCATATAAGTCTCTTCCTCTCCATCATCGTCACCATCTTCTTCGATGTCTTCAACATCGTCATCGTAGTCATCGTCCTGTCCTTCGTCTTCTTCCTCCTCATACTCATCATCCTCTTCTTCTTCATCCTCTTCGATGACTTGAACTTTCTTCCTTGGTGGAGAAGATTTCAGTTTCTTGACAGGAACTTCTTCCTCTTCATCGTCTTCCTCTTCTTCAATGACTTCAACCTTTTTCTTCTTTGGTTTCAAATCATTTGAATTTGCTTTGACGTTCTTCTTTGGTTTGGGATTGTCTTCATCGTCATTATCCCACGGAATAGACTTGGACTTGGGCTTGACTTCTTCTTCTTCATCGTCATCCCAATCATCGTTCTTTGCTTTCTTTTCTTCAGGCAACAAGATGCCATAGTTGAATCCAAGTTGAGCAAGTTCCTTACCACACTGACGACGAAGCAACTGACACATCTCACCGTAAGGCTTCAGTGATTCAGCCACAACCGTCATCAAGTCCAATGGTTTCTGGTCATCAGCCAACTCACCAATGGGAAGAGACTTGGGTTTGATGTCCACCTTGTAACGACGATTGTTCTTCTCACCCGTTGCTGTGATGATGTGATCGTATCCTTTAACAGGATGAAGAATGTCCCTTGCATCCGGCCCCGGCTTTCCTGTCACTTCATCAAGATCAAGATACATCTCGATTGAACCTGACAATGCGTCGTGGTTGGTATCACTCACAGACCAGACGTAGACCTTCGAGTCAGAGCGAAGCAAGACATTCCAGTAGTTCGTACCACGAACACCGCATTGCTGCCACGTTTCTTTTGCTGCACCCGATTTATACAAAGCATCCTTTGCGTTGCAAACGGGACATCCATATTTCTGAAAGGCTTTGACATCTTCCTTTGTCAACTTACCCAACTCACGCAGTGGATTGATGGTAACTTCTTTTGCATCGGGATGACTGAACAGCCAGTTGTAGCACAAAGCATACACCCAGATGGTTCCTCCTCCATCCGCTTTCAGCTTGAAGGTGTGGGTCTGTACTGATTTGTAAGGGAGTCCTTCCTGTTTGTTTCCCTTGGGAAGGAAACGAACGGGATGTTTCCCCTGAGGAAGTTTGAGGAAAGGAATGTTGCTCTTCTGATTCTCTTGACGCTGCTGTTGCTTCTCTGCATTAGCACGTCGTTGCGCTAAGAACTTCTCGGTATTCATATTGTTCCTTTGATTCAAATCATTTGAATCTGATTAGACAGTTAGTGAGACTAGCATCTTGTCATCGAGTACTAGAATTTTTGAGTGTTACCCGTTGGTTCAAAGTTGTCTTTGAAGTATTGCTCTGCAACTAACCACTGATCTTTATGGTTCTTTGGGTTTCTGGCAATCATATCTCCCTGCTTAGGAGAACCAGCTAAGACATCTTCGTTGCTGATACTGATACCTCCCATATCCTCACCTTCCTTGTATGGTCTTAGCTCAGCGATTTGTTTTCTTCTGTACTGTTGAAACATAGTTCCTCCTATTAGAACTTCTTGCCGTGTTTGTAAGGACGGCTTTGATTATAGATCAGCTTCGCTTTGATAGCTTGTGCTAATCTTAACTTATTGTACCCTGCAAAGTCAAGTAGTCTGATGATAGCATCAGCTACTTCTTCTTCGACAGGAGAGAACTCTGGGATGTGTTCTGACCTTCCCGCGAAAGCATTATCATCCTTACGGATTGATTCGTGTGCTTCCACTAGCTCACCAACCACAAGCATCAGCTTGTTACCAAGATATATTCTATGGTTTGCTTTACACTCTTCTGGTAATTCCTGATATCCCATTGCCAATGACAATGATCCTACAGGAGCATCGTCATAGAATCCCTTGAGTCTGTTTCCATTATAAATAACTTCCGCGAGTTCATCAATGTGCACTTGATCCGTCATTTGCCATCCTCCTTTTTGTTTACAATAGGACAGTTGTGTTCGTGGGTAAGGATATTTTTTATCTTGCAAATACAGTCGCTTTCTTTTGCCCACGTAGAGCCGTTAGTGTTGAGTCGTTGTTCATAGTTAGGAGGATTGTAGTCTGCATCAACTGGAATTGAAACTCCGTTTAGTTTCAAATCATTTGAATCTACCAACTGTTCAATCGGAAGTTCAGCAGGATTGTATAAGTAATCAGGTCTTGTCTCTTCCTCCAACAATCCAACCAACAACACCGTGTAGTTGATGATGTCAATTGCTGTGTCACGTAGTCCTTCATCCTCCACCTTGAAGTCACCACGTTCAATATAGGAATTGATCCGAGACATCTTATCTGACATACGGATAAGGATACCCTTAGCCGGATGTACGTTGTAGTTCTCCGATGCACGGAAGTTAAGAAATGGATCATCTCCATTTGCATAGTCTTCGTTCTTCTTCTCCATCAACGACCAAGCTGCGGAACCTAGTGCTTGATGTAGAGCCATTAGATCGTATCTTGTCATTAACCCCACCTTTCTAGTATCTTGGTTTCAAACTTGAGTGGGACATTGAAGTCCACTCCGAATACTTCCTTGATATATTCAATAGTTCTCCTTTCCATAATAAACTGGATGTCAGCAGCTACTTGATTCAAATCATTTGAAACTATTCTAGTTAAGAATGTTTCTGGTGTGTGAGGAGATTGATTAAACATAGCTATCTCCCACGTACCTGAATCGTGTACCTGTATCACCATCTGTCCATCTAACTCTGGCCTATCTTCAAGGTAATGATTAACAAGGATTGTACCGATAGACATAATCCAAGCAGCTACCGATTGAACAACAAAGTTTTGTGCTTGTCTCAATGCTCTAGCTGCATTCATCCTTAGATCAGAGTCCATTCCCCATTCCATAGTCTGAGCGTCAGGTAGCCTACGCTTCTGTCCAAAGATCATACGCACATACTTGTGTTGTGCGGCTTTCTCTTTTGTATGCTGAAGGAACTCTGCAATCTTTGGATATTTAGCTAACCACTTCTGGATTAGATCGTCACACCATTCCTTAGTCTTGGTGATACCCATCTCTACCTTGAGAAGTCTACGTAACCTATCACCTGCTACCCCGTAGACAATACCGAAGTTGATTCGTTTGATTGCAACTCGTAACTCTTTCCAATCCGAATGTTTCAAATGATTTGAATCTTCAAGAGCTACACACAACTCATCGTAATCAATCTTCATTAAGTCTGCCATAACAGCAGAGTGTATGTCTTTGCCTTCCTCAAAGGCTTGCATCATTACCGGTTCTTGAGCCAGAAACGCAACAACACGGAGTTCGAGTTGGGAGAAATCTCCTTCGATAAATACGTATCCATCAGCGGGTACGAAAATTCCTTTATGTTCCTTACCTCGAGGAACCTGCTGCATATTCCCAGATAGTCTTCCAGTGACCGTACCTCCGTCGCCCTCTCCATATTGCTTGCCAAGATTATACCTCGCGTGAAAGCGTCCATCGTATTTTACTTGCTCCTCTACCTTCTGATACAGACTAGAAAGTAATTTCATTTTCTTTTTGTACTCAATTACTTGAGCTAAGAACGTAGACTGTTCATCAGTCTCAACTTGGTCTTCAAGCATCTTCAGTGCTTCGTAATCAGTGGATGAATTACCAGACTTGGTTAGCTTCTCAACTCTGAATCCCATCCTACCGTATGTCATCTTGCCTAGTTCATCGGGTGAATCAGGATCAAATGCACCATACTTGTTACGTAAATCAATACGATGACGCACAACTTCTTCCATCAATCTCTTGCGTGTAGCTCTAGCTTTCTCTAGGTCTATCCGTACTCCCTTCCATTCCATCTTAGCTAGGATAGGAAGTAGTTGCATACCTACTAGAGCTAGCTTCAATACTCCCTGTCTCTTTAACTTGTTCAACATAACAGGAAGTAACTTCATCTCTGCTTCCGCATCCTTTGCATTGTATAGTAGGACATCATCCAATGCTTCCGACTCTAGGTCAGCTTTGTTCACCATCTCTTTATAAGAGTCTGTGATATTCAAATGATTTGAAAGTACATCTCCTAGTCCTGCTGATTTGTTCTCATCCAGAAAGTATTCGGCAAGCATAGTATCAAACACACTCGCATTGATGGTTAAGTCAGGATGTTTAACCATCAACCAAGACAAGTCATACTTGATGTTATGTCCTACCAGAATTTTCTTTCTATCCTTGAGCAATTGTTGTAGATCACCGTACTGTTTTTCTGTTGCACCACACTGATTGTGTCGCATAACAGAAGCATACGCGCTACCCACAGCAGGAGAGAAAGCGTATGAGATAACAAAGGAATGAGGATGATATGGATTCAAACCTTTAGTCTCTAAGTCAAAGCCACACCATTCAAATGATTTGAAATCAAATACCTCTAGCTCACTACGATTGAATCCTTCAGGCCAATGATACTTAGGTTCGCGTACCAGTGGTAGGAACTGCTGTGCTATCTTGTCCTTTGCCAATAGCTTTCGCATAGTGTTGCTCTCCTGTACTAATATTAGTATGTGAATGCAGAGGTAAGTTACTCCCTTCCGTGTATACCTCATTACGATATACGTTTAACAAAATTAATGCAGCATTCAAATGATTTGAAAGTTTTTTATTTTCTTTCCACAAGTCAAACTCTGTATCATTCATTACACATCCCATTATAATTCAGTCTCCAAGATATATTGATGTGGATAGTTAGGAGCAAGGAATATAGTCTCACCTTCCTTACCTCTAGTGTTCTTCGATACGTGTAGTGACATAGTTTCACTACTTATTTTTGTTAGGATAAAGTTAGCCACGTTTGTATATCGTGGATCACCACTACCCTTGAACATAGTTCCACCCTCAGACATAGAAGATAGAATAATGAATGTCTTTTCATACTGTACCATTAGCCTACTTAACTCCGCACTATTCTTAGCGATAGCAGAGTTAGCATCTGTCACTCCGAAGGGAGGAAGCATCCTCTGTAGGTAATCAATGATGATGATGTCAAACTTTTTTATGCTCGCTTCGATCTGAGCAATGGAGGGAAAGACATCTATTCTCAAATGATTTGAAAGAGGAACAGTCACGTACTGATAGATTTCATCTTCCAATAAGTGAAACTCTTTCTCCAACTCAACAAAACTTTTTTCACTATGCCTAGCTGCAAGCCTTGCCCAATACTGACGCTTAGGTAGTTCGTAAGTACAGAGTAATACTCTTGCACCTTGACTAACAAATTCAGGACAGAAAGTAGTAGCGAGTGTAC